AACCCAAAACCGTCCCCGGCGGAGTCATCCTCGACGACGTAGGATTCACCCTAAAACTAGAATAAAGGATCGACCTGTTGCACGTGATATGGTATTCTATGAATACCTATTAAATAACTCCCAAGCCACAATGATTAAGGATGTGCCACATGGCTGTACAAAAAGGTGTGCAGGTTTCCGCCACCATCAGCAAAGAACTAGACCAAGCCCTGGAAGACCACCGCTGGTCCGTACGGATGACCAAAACAGAACTCGTCCGCACCGCCATCGAAGAATACGCCCACCGCAACGGCCTACTCCCCCAAACCCACCCGGAAAGCGAACCGGACACAGCGTGATCTGAGAGAACAGGATGTTATGTCCACAGCCGGGGCGCTCCCCTTGAATGGGGCCGGCGGTAGGGTTTGCCGTAGCAGGCTACATACCATTCACTCCCAGGTCCGACAAAGGAAAACCCCCGGCCACAACGCCGGGGGTTTTCTGACACCGAGAGGAAAGCCACATGCGAAAAGTGCAAGATTTGAAGCGCGGCGACGGGGTACGGATTCTGTACAGAGATTCGACAGTGCTGGACGTCAGAAAACTTCCAACCGGCGACTATGAAATCTGGTGGAAGTACAACAGGCAAAATGGTAAAGGTGTGGACTACGGTCTAGCAACATTTACCGCCGGAACAGCTTTTGACAATGTTGGAGAGGATGAGGACTAAATGGCCACGTTTGATGAATTGATGGAACAGTTCCGCAACCCGGGCGAAACGGGTTTGCCCGAGAATTTTGCGGACGAATTGGTGAACACGTACCAGGCTGATTTGTCGGTTCGGGACGCGGCCGTGCAGGAACGGGAAACGCGTCTTGCTGATAAGGAAAAAGAAATCCTTGCAGCGCAGGCGGAAGCTTTGCGGCTTAAGGCCGTGAATTATGATTTACTTATGGCAGCACCAAAATCTGATTCGTCAGACGACAATGGAAAACCGGGTGGGGATGACAATGCTCCGCGCGGCGTCGATTCCCTTTTTGAATAGGAAAACATAATGCCCGTACTGGACGTTCGCACCCTCAAACCCACCAGCAACGAAATCCTGCTTGACCGTATCCGCGACGACGCGTCCCCCGCGTACCAGGCACGCATCCCCGAAGCGACGCAGGCCGGGGTGCAGGCCACCATGAAGGCCATCCAAACGTACCGGCCACAGCAGAACGAATTCATCGACGCCCTCGTCAACAAAATCGCCCTCACCATCATCCAGTCAACCTCCTGGACCAACCCGCTCGCGGAGTTCAAGCGCGGCCTGCTCACCGGTGGCGACACCATCGAAGAGATCATGGTCGGCCTGGTGAAGGCCAAAACCTATGACCCGAACCGTGACGAGTTGGAGCGGGAACTGTTCGGCACCGCCCCCATTGAGGTGCAGAATTCGTTTCACAAGGTCAACCGTCGTGACCGGTACAAAGTCACCATCAACCAGCCGCTGCTCATGTCAGCGTTCAACACCCCCATGGGGTTGTCGTCCTTTGCGGCGCAGATCATGGCCGCCCCCGGCACGTCCGACCAGTGGGACGAGTTCCTGCTCATGTGCCAGCTTTTCGCTGAGTACGAGGCGAACGGCGGCTATTTCAAAGTCAAAATCCGTGACATTACCGACCCCGACAGCCCGACCCTGGCGGAGGACACCAAGTCCGTCCTCACCCGTATCCGGTCCATGGCCGGGACACTGAAGTTCATTTCGACGCAGTACAACGCGGCGCGGATGCCGATCGCCGCGCAGAGTGATGAACTGATCCTGTTCGTCACGCCCGAGTTCAACGCCGTCCTGGACGTCGAAGCGTTGGCCGGGGCGTTCAACGTCGAAAAAATGTCCCTCTCCGGCAGGATCATTGAGATTCCGAAGGAACAGTTCGGCATCACCGGGGTTGAGGCAATCCTCACCACCAAGGACTTCTTTGTCGTCGGCGACCAACTGTTCGAAACCGCGTCCCAGTGGAACCCTGCATCCTTGCAGAACAACTACTGGCTGCACCGGTGGCAGGTCATCTCCGCGTCACGGTTCGTCCCGGCTGTCGCGTTCACCATCAACGACGGAGACGAAATCGTCAAAATCATCACCCCCGTAACGTCTGTCGCGGCGATCACGATCATGGACGCCGACGGCAACACCGGTGTCACATCCGTTGACCGTGGCGCCAAATACTCCCTCGCGTCGGAGGCCATCACGACGCCGACGGACGGTATCAACGACTCCGTTCGCTGGACCCTGTACGGCAACACCAGCCCTCGCACGTATGTTTCGCAGACCGGTGTGCTCACCGTCGGCGGCGACGAAGGGGCCGACACGCTCAAGGTCGTTGCGACGTCGGTCTGGTTGGACGCCGACAACCTCATGAAGGACGGCGCTACCGCCGAACTCACGTTGACCGTGACCGGCGTCGCCGTCCTCGATGCGTGGCCGGCAGTGGACAACCAGGACACCGAAGCAGATGACGACACCAACCGTGTCACCGGTATCACCGTCCAGGGCGTGCCAGTGTCGCCGACGTTCGTCCACGACACCTACACGTACACGGCCAACGTCGTTGACCCGGCCACCGTCACCAAGTCCGACTTTGAAGTGTTCGGCCCCGACGCCGGCGACGTCACCATTACCAAGTCGGGTCTGGTATTCACCATTTCCGTACCGTCAGCCGAAGGCGATCCGGTATACACTGTTACTGTGAACTAATTCCGAACCCCCGAAATTCGGAAAAAGTAACACAGGGCATGTGGCGCCCTTAGCAGAGAATCCCCCGAACTCAGGTTCGGGGGATTCTTTGTTTTACCGGTACTCTTTACATAGACCATAAAGGGGAAACCATTGAACCAGTTTCATGAATTGCCGCAGCCCAAAGATTTCGGACACAGTTTCAATTACGCCGTGTGGGGCGCAAACACCACCGTAACCCTCGCTAACGTGCCCTGGAACAACGACTACCGTGACGTCGTGCGTTTTGACGACCAGGCCGGCCTGGACAATTACATTGACAACATATCCGGGCCGGTATTATCAACCCCGAACGTCACGTACGCGGCGATGGGGCGCCCCATCCGTCTCCAAATACCGTTCGAACGGGCCAACACATTCAACTACCTCCGCGCCCACAACCCCGCCCAACCACTGTCCAGCGGTAACGACACCGGCAGGGCCTACTACTATTTCGTGATCGGCGTCAACTATGTCGCCCCCGACACCACCGAACTCCTCCTACAGCTGGACGTGTTCCAGTCGTTCGTGTACGGCGCCAGTTTCGGTAACATCTATGTGGAACGTGGGCACCTGGGCATCGCCAACGAAGAATCGTTCCAGAATTACGGGCGCGATTACCTCACCACTCCTGAAGGTTTCGACCTGGGCAATGAGTACGAAATTCGCAAACAATACGCCCTGTCGGTGGGTAGTGCCCGGTTTGAGTCGTTGGGGATGCCCGACTACTCCATCCTGGTTGCATCCTCGACGGCGTTGGATGAGGACCCCGGCACCGTCGACGCGCCCAAACTTTCCTCGGCGAAAGGTTCGCAGATGGAAAACCTGCCCAACGGGGCAGAAATCTACCTGTTCAACTCCCTCGACCATTTCAAAGCGTTCATGGTGGCCATGCAGGACAAACCCTGGGTCACGCAGGGCATCATGTCGATCCAGGCCGTCCCCCGCATGGCACGGTACGACGTCAACCTGTCCAGCAAAGTCATCGCCGGTGTGCCCGTTGATGAAGTACAGGCCGGGCCGCTCAACACCGTCAAAACCGCCCTCAAGGCCGGGTGGCGGAACGAACTGGACCGGGGCCGGTACTGGCGCCTGTACAAGTTCGCCGTGTACCCATACTGCCTCATCGAAATGACCTCCTACACCGGCACGCCCCTGGTGCTCAAACCCGAATGCTGGCAGGACGGCGACGCCACAGTTGTTGAAGTACCGCACTTCGCGCCCCCGAACGCGCGGTTGGCGTTCTACCCGTACCGGTACAACGCCAGTGACAGTTACCCGGCGTTTGAGGACGCCAACGGTGTCATCAACGACGGCGGCGAGTTCCTGGACATGGTCACGGCGATCACCAACTTCCCCGCGTTCTCCGTGGTGAACAACGGGTACATGCAGTTCATGGCCGCGAACGTCAACGGTATCGCCTACCAGCATTCCAGCGCTGACTGGTCCCAGCAGCGTGCGTTGACGGCGGCGAACACCGGGTACGACCAGGCATCGTCAGCCATCAGCACGTCACAGGACATTACCGGGCACGGCATCAGCGCCGCGAACCAGCAAACCAAACTGTCCATGGACACCATGCGCTCCCAAGGCCTGCAAGCCGCCGGGAACGCGACCGTCAACGGGTTCAAAACGTTGGACCCTGTAGGTATGGCGCAAGGCGTCGCTAATGCCGCCGTGTCGTATGCGATCAACACCAACCAGGCGAACCAGTCGAACGCGATCAGCACCGGACTCTCATCCAGTGTCAACCGCTCATCGACGTCCAACATGGGGTACGTGCGGGATACCAACCTTGACCTGGCCAAGTTTTCCGCGAACGGGGACTACGCCAACGCCATCGCCGGGGTCAACGCCAAAGTGCAGGATGCCAAACTCACCCAACCCACCACCTCGGGGCAGGTCGGCGGGGACGCGTTCCTGCTCTCCACATACCGGTGGGGTGTGGAACTCAAAGTCAAAATGGTGCAACCCGCCGTCATGAACGCCATCGGGGAGTTCTGGCTCCGGTACGGGTACGCCGTCAACCGCTTCACCACCATGCCCGCCTCACTCATGGTCATGGACCGGTTCACGTACTGGAAATGCAAAGAAGTGTACTTGACCGCGTCCAACTGCCCCGAAACGTTCAAACAGGCACTCAGAGGAATATTCGAAAAAGGTGTTACTGTTTGGAAAAATCCGGCAGACATAGGAAACATTGATACGGCGGAAAATGAGCCGCTGGCAGGGGTGACTATATAGCAATGGCTAAAACAGATTTGGTTTTTAATGAGTACTATTCGACGTATTTGAATGGTGGCCGGCGGAACAACCGGGCCATGAACCAGCAGGCCGCCACCGAACAAATGTACGTCCGCATCCTCACCGAACTGTGCGCCAACCGGTTCGAATGGAAAGGACTCCCCGACTCCGTTGACAAGCGCTTCCTCGAAGTCAACCTGATCTGGCGAGGCCTGTCAGTGTTCTACCGGGACGCCGACTGTGGCGAATTTTTTGCCGTCCAGGGCGCCGGGTCCGGTGCGACCAACTTCATGGACAACCCGGTACGTTTCACCGTCATCGGCCCCGACATGCAAACCAAAACGTTGTCGGCCATGCCCACCTACGACCGGACCCCCGGCGGGGACGTCGGGGAACGCAAGCCTCCTGAATGTGTGCCGATCTACTGCAACTACATGCGCACCCCCGACCTTGACGTCATCTACCTGTACGCCGTCAAACTCGCCAAGTTGGACCGTTCCATAGAGATCACCGCCGACAACATGCGGAAAAACAAGTACATCAACTCCCCCGAAAACGAACGCCACTCCTGGCTGCAAATTTTGAAGCAGATCGCCGAAGGGCAGGAAGCGATATTCGGGACCACCGCCCTGGACATGGGGCAGTTGAACGTCATCGACCTGTCCGTCGATCCCTTGACGTTGCCGAACCTGCAAATCGCCAAATCAAAACTCTGGAACGAATGCATGGGCCTGCTCGGCATCAACAACGCCAACCAGGACAAAAAAGAACGGCTCGTGGCCGCTGAGGTCGGGGCGAATGACGAACAGGTCCAAGCCACTAGGAACATCGCCCTCAACGCCCGGCAGCAAGCGTGCGAACAAATCAACAAACTGTTCGGTCTGTCAGTGTCGGTCGACTTCGTTGAGCCTCCGCAGCCGGCAGAGTCCGACCCGGACGGGGATTCTGAAACCCGCAAAGACGATGAAACACCGAAGCTGGAGGGCAAAGACTGATGGCGACGTTCACCCTGGAACTGCACGAAGTGCTCGAACTGGACCCGACCATAGAGACGGGGATTCTGGCCGAGTACCCGTTGTTTGATGAGAACCACCGGCCAGTGTTAAACCGGAAAATTATTAACCATTTCTTTAATCAGGAAATCGGGCAGGAAACTGTTTCGATGTTCCGGTTGGCGTTGAAACGCAAACTGGATGAGATCATGCCGCTGTACAACCAGCATTACGAAATCTCCGCTATCAGTTTCAACCAGTTAGAGACCGTCCGGATCAGTAATACCAACATCAGCAACGGTGTGACCGTGTCGGCCGGCGAATCGGCGTCCACATCGACGTCGGGGGCGAAGTCCCGCGCTGTGGCGCAGGAACTCCCCCAAACGATGCTGTCCGACACCGGCGATTACGCCACCAGCGCGCAGGACACCATCTCGGACACCACCACTGAGGGCGGTGGTAACGATAGTTCGACGGTCAATCAGGACGGTACGCAGGATTCCGAAACCGTCGGTTTTCAGGGCAACGCCGCTCTCATGCTTTTGCAGTACCGGCAATCACTCGTAAATGTCGATATGATGATTATTGATGAATTGCAGAATTTGTTTATGCTGATCTGGTCCAACGGTGACTCTTTTACCGGGCACGCCGGACAGTACGGCTA